TTTTTTTAATAATCTAACCAAACTATTATGTATTTTATACATTTTTTCTAACGATCCCGAATCATGCAAAAAATCGTCTACTGGCAAACCTCCATTAGGAATGTTTAAAGACATTAATTTGTCTAAGTTGTCATTTATGTTTGATTTTGTAATATTTTTTTTGGTCAACGCAGAACATGTTGAAGAAAAACCGATTAAATCTGAACTAGTAAGTTTTTTAGGCTTACATAATGTGACGTCACGTAATAAAAAATAATCTTCATAATTTTTAATTTTATTTAATTTGCTTTTAATTGAAACAATTTCTTCATATTCTTCAATTGCGTGTTTTTCAGTCATAAGTTTCGACACATTACCAGGTTTTCTTTTAGTTTCACCCTCACATTTTAACGCAGGTTCAAATACACAACCAAAGCCTCCTGATGCTATTGCGTTTCCACCTACACTTGGCATTTATAATATATATATACAATAATTATTTATCATACAAACAGTATATTGTTGATGATATGCCTATTATTATTCCAAAATAGACAATTTTTTCTTTAATTTTATTGTATTGAGATAGTTTTTCATCTTGAGTTTTATATTCATCATAATATTTTACAAAAAAATCATTTAAAGAAATTTGTGGTTTTTCAAGTTTTTCGTTTATTTTATTATGAATAAAATGCATCCAACGAACAAATGAATCTCTATTGTCTAAATAAGGCATTATTGGGTATTTTTCAATTATTTTGCTAAATTCTCCTGATATTTGTTCTACAGGTAAAAATAAAGGCAAGTTTTGTATAAATTCATAATACTTTTTTTTGGTTACTGAATTTGGACGATGTGGATATGTCATTGCTAATGTATGTAAAAAAAACCAATAATGAGGACCCCAGACGGACGGATCTAAATATACAGTTGGCATTAATATTTTATAGTAAAAAAATAATTATTATTAAACTACATTATATAAAAATTTTAAGAATAAAATATGTCTCGATGATTAATATTTAAATACAATAGTATTTATTATTACAACTGTTATGAATAAAAATGTCTGCAATAACTGTGGAAAACAAGGGCATTCATTTCATCAATGCAATTTGCCTATAACAAGTTACGGAATTATTGCTTTCAATTTAAACCCGCAAGGAAACAAATTTCTCATGATTCGTAGAAAAGACAGCTTTGGTTATATAGACTTTATTAGAGGCAAATATTCACCTTATAACATTTATCAAATTCAAAATATATTAAATGAAATGTCTATAACAGAGAAAGAGCGAATATTAACACAACCCTTTGATAAATTATCGAAAAATATGTGGGGTGGTGTCTCTTCAAATCAATACAAAAATGAAGAACACATATCTTCAAAAAAAATGGAACAAATAAGGACAGGTGTTATTGTAAATAATGATTTGGTAACATTAAAGGATTTAATTGATAAAAGTAATACGAAATGGAGTGAAACTGAATGGGAATTCCCAAAGGGTCGCAGAAACCTTAAGGAAAAAGATTTAGATTGCGCATTGAGAGAATTTCAAGAAGAAACTGGCATATTGTCATCTAAAATTAATATTGTTGAAAATGTTTTACCGTTTGAAGAAATATTTATAGGAACCAATCATAAATCATATAAACACAAATATTTTTTAGGCTGTATAAATGAAATTGAAGAACCCTTGAACAATTTTCAGTTAACTGAAGTAAGCAAAATAGAGTGGAAAACGTTGGAACAATGTTTAAAAGATATAAGACCCTACAATTTAGAAAAAAAAGAATTAATTATTAATATTAATAAAGTATTACAAGAATATAGATTATATTCGTAATATATAATAATATGACTGAAAGGTTGGAAAAAAACCGCCCTTTAACATCGCAAAAAGAAAATATGTCAATGTTAAACTCAAAAATAGATAAGGAGAAATCACCTCTTGGGTCTAGCGAACTATTAAAAAGTTCGTCATCAAGACAATTTCCATCTATAACACCTGTTTCAAAGATAACAACACAAACCAAAACAGCAGATTCATCTACAACACCTATTTCATCTACAACATCATCTCCTGTTTCATCTACAGCTACGACAATGCCATTAACAACATCATCCCCAGTTTCAAAGATAACAACGCAAACCAAAACACAAGATTCATCTACATCATCATCTCCTGTTTCATCTACAACTACAGCAACAACATCATCTCCAGTTTCAACACCAGTTTCAAAGATAACAACACAAACCAAAACAGCAAATTCATCTACAACACCTACTTCAACAACATCATCTCCAGTTTCAACACCAGTTTCAAAGATAACAACACAACCCAAAACAGCAAATTCATCTACAACACCTACTTCAACAACATCATCTCCAGTTTCAACACCAGCTCAATTGAAATCAACAACTAGAAGCTCATCACAAATCCCATTTATCAGTTCGCAAAATTATAACCTTGATGAAAATCAAGACGATATAGAAAATCTTGAAACAGAATATAAAACATTAAATTGTGACGATGAAAATTATTATTCAAAAGAATGTAACAAGTTTTTGTTAAAAAAAGAATTTCTTGAAAGAAACGTTCTTTTAGAAAATGATAATGCTTTTTTATATCCTAATTTAAATGACAAAAATTTTAACGTTAAAATAGCAAGTAAACAAGAATTCAATGATACTAAATATGATGGTTATATTCACGAAAATATAAAGCAGCACGCCGATGCTTTATCAAAAGCCGATTTTGAATTACAACCACATCAAGCATTCGTGAAAAATTTTTTATCGTTCCAAACACCATATAGCAGTTTGCTTTTATATCACGGGTTAGGCTCAGGGAAAACGTGTAGTGCGATTGGTGTGTGTGAAGAAATGAGAGATTATATGAAACAAATTGGTATCACAAAAAGAATTATAATAGTAGCTTCTGAAAATGTTCAGGATAACTTTAAATTACAACTATTTGACGAGAGAAAATTAAAATTAGTTGATGGTCTTTGGAATATAAGAGCGTGTACTGGAAATAAATTATTAAAAGAAATTAATCCAATGAATATGAAAGGAATGACGAAAGATAAAGTGGCTAGTCAAATAAAAAATTTAATAAATACATATTATGTATTTCTGGGGTATGTTCAATTTGCAAACTACATTATTAAAACTATGAACTATAATGAAGAAATTGAAAAACAAAAATACGACAAAAAAAATAGAGGAGAAAAAACGAGAATTCAAATTCTTAAAGATGTAAAAATAACCTTAAACCCGAGAATTATAAAAAAACTTAGAAATGAATTTAATGATAGACTAATTGTTATTGACGAAGTTCATAACATTCGTAAAACAGATGATAATGAAAATAAGAAGGTTGCGATAAATCTTGAACTGCTTGTAAAATCCGCATTAAATATGAGATTTTTACTTCTTTCTGCGACTCCAATGTATAACAGTTATAAGGAAATGATATGGATTCTTAATTTAATGAATACAAATGATAGAAGAGGTAGAATTGAAGTAAAGGATATATTTAAAAAAAATGGTGATTTTAAGGACAACGGAGAAGACATTCTTACAAGAAAAGCAACGGGATATATTTCTTTCGTTCGAGGCGAGAATCCATATACATTTCCATATAGAGTTTACCCAAATGAATTTGCGAATGAGCACACGTTTCCGAGAATTGATTATCCCTCATATCAAATGAATTTAAAAAAAATTAAACACGAGGATAAAAAACGTGTTTTAAGTTTATACTTAAACAAAATAGGCAATTGTGAAAATTGTGGAAATTGTCAATATTGTGTTTATAGATATATTATTTACAGTTTAAGAAACAAAAAATTTTCTATTGCCACAAAAACAGGAGTGGTAAGAGAAATGCCTAGTTTTGAAAATATGGAGTCATTTGGTTATACGTTATTACAAACGCCCATAGAATCACTAATAATTTCATATCCTATTAAAGGATTAAAGGCCGAAATTGATGAAATGCCTGTTGAAAAATTGTCGGAAAATTTCTCTCCAAGTTTCTCTGAAACGATTTCTTCAGAAGATAAAGATGTCGAATCTCCTGGCATTATTGAGGGAACATCAAATAAACAAAGTGTTCGTTCAAATTCTTCAGAGAGAAAAGAATCCGTTGAACCAGAAGAAGAAGGTGACGCGCAACCAGAATCGACACAAATAATTATTAATTATTCAAAAAAAGAACCTAATGCTAACAAATTAATTATTCAAAATTCGAGAAAAGGTGGCGAAGGTCCTTCTATTGATCCTCATCAACTAACCGGAAAAATTGGATTGGAAAGAATGATGAATTTTGTAGATGAAAAATCACCACCAAATAAAGGTGATTTTGAGTATAAAAATGTTACTTTACAAGAGCACGGGAAAATATTCTCTCGTGAAAAAATAGGTAAGTATAGTTGTAAAATAAAAACTATTTTAGATAACATTGTAAATGAAAAAACGGACAAGGTTTCAGACGGTGTCATCCTTATTTATTCACAATACCTTGATAGTGGGTTAATTCCCACTGCTTTAGCATTGGAAGAAATGGGTTTTACAAGATATGGACAAGGTGTAAAACCGTTATTTAAAGAAAAACCGTGTGAAGTAGTAGATGTTAGAACAATGAAAGCACCTAAAGATAAAAAACAATTTATGCCTGCACGTTATTCAATAATTACAGGTGACTCCCGTCTATCTCCTAACAATGATTTTGAAGTAAAGGGTTTAACCAGTGAAGATAATAAAGACGGACACAAAGTAAAGGTAGTTTTAATTTCAAAGGCAGGTTCTGAAGGAATAGATTTTAAATTTATTCGTCAAGTTCACATTTTAGAGCCGTGGTATAACATGAATCGAATTGAACAAATTATTGGGCGTGGTGTTCGCAGTTTTTCTCACAAAGATTTGCCATTTGAAAAAAGAAATGTTCAAATTTTCATGCACGGAACAATTTTGGGTGAAAACAAAGAAGAATCTGCTGATTTATATGTATATCGTGTAGCTGAATACAAAGCAATTCAAATTGGAAAAGTTGCGAGAGTTTTAAAAGAAACTGCGGTTGATTGCATTATTAATCATGGACAAACAAATTTTACTCAAGAAAATATTAGCAAGACCTTAAAAGAACCAATCAAACAAATTCTTTCTGATGGTAATGAATTAAATAATTTTAAAATTGGCGATGCTCCGTTCTCACCTGCTTGTGATTATATGGCTGAATGTAATTATGATTGTAGGCCAGATAAGGATATAGACGACGACGACTTGAATAACGATACATACAATGAAAAATTTATTGTTGTGAATTCCGAAAAGATTTTACAACGAATAAGAATGCTTATGAAAGAAGGATTTTTTTATAAAAAAGATGTATTAATTCGTTCAATTAGAACCCCAAAGGAATATCCTTATGTTCAAATTTATTCAGCATTAACTCAGTTAATTGAAGATAAAAATGAATTTATTACAGACAAATATGGTAGAAATGGAAGATTAATTAATATTGGAGAATATTATTTATTTCAACCTCTTGAATTAAGAGATAAAAACTCTTCAATATTTGACAGGTCAGTTCCAATTGATTATAAACACGAAATGATAAATTTTGACATTAAACAAAACATTCCAAAACCAATTTTAGAAGAGAGAAATCAGGATAACTCTATTGTTGAAGACGAAACTACTTTTCTAAAAGGAAAAAAGTTAATTAATGAAATGAAGGCTAACTTTGACATTACGAAAGATTACACGAAACAAGAAAAGGTTAAAAGAGGGGACGACGACTGGTATAAACACTGTGGAATTGTTATGAAAAAGATGTCCAAAGATTATCCTGACATAAAAGAACATATTATTAATTTTCTTGTCGCTCATATCATTGAAACATTGTTGTTTGATGATAAATTAAACGTTATGAATTATTTATACTCGTTAGAAAGCATACAACATAATACGTTT